TCTGAATGTCTTTTAGCTTTTGCCATTTTTTTTATTATATATTGTTTCGTATAAATTCCATATCTCTTGATAAACATCAGCTTCTTTGTGAAGCTGATTTATCTCATAATGTTTGTGGCCTACATCTATATGTATGTTAAACCCATCTTTAACAACTACTGGATATATTTTGTATTTATTGTTGAAGCACCAACTCTGGGCTTCATAATTCATTCTATCTATTTTGTAATTCTTCTTAGTTTTTCTTGGCATTAAAATAGTTCAATCTGTTTAATGTCTTGCTTCTTTATTATTCCTAAAGCAGTTTCTAATATAGTCTTACCAGCTTCATAGTCTACAAGGTTTCTTGCTATTTTATCTCTTCTTTGATTTCCCTTGTAATCATAAAAATTATAATCGTGAAAATCACATAATTTTCCTACTTCATCAATACCACTACCTATGTTTATTTTCCTTTCATTTAAACTATTTGGCAAATTAAAGTTTGTCCAATATAAATGCCTGCCTCTTTTTTTTGCCGCAATCAAAGGTTCATAATATGGTATTACATTTTCAACAACATATTTTCCTTCAAAGTGATTGTCTAAAAATATTACCTCCTCATATAATTTCATATCTGGATAAACGTCTTTTGTGCTTTCTCTATTTTTTTGACTATGCCTAACTCTACTGTGAGTTGGACAAGGGGGGCTGCTCCATATAAAATCAAACTCTTTATAATGGTCTAATAAGTATTGATGGGCATCTGCTACTATTACTTTATCATTAGGGAATCTTTCCTGGTATAGTCTTGCTAACTCCTCATCCCATTCTACGGCAGTAACTTCTATGTCAGCTACCTCATCCCATTTGTATCTATTGCCTCCCAAACAAGCGTATAAATTTAATATTTTCATATATATTATTATTTAATCATTTTAACTATGGCAGATATTCTCTCCTCAAATATCTGAAGGTTATCTTCTGGAACCTTAGAAACAAGATTCATTATATTGCTTCTCCTATCGCCTCTATTGTTAAGTAAGTCTACCTGTAAATTAAGTCTTTCAATCTCTTTGTCTTTAGCCTTTATTTGTTCAACCATATCGTTAAACTTCTCTACTATAGACTTCTCTCTGTCAGTCATTAAAACCTCATCACCATCTTTGTTTATAAGCTCCACAGGGTATCTGGTATGAAAGTCTTCATATAACCTATACATTTCCTTGTTGTAGATTTTAATCTCCTCAAAAACCTTTAGTCCGTGTAAAACAGTAGCGTGGTTCTTTCCGAACTTAGCACCTATTACTTTTAAGCTATTAAATGTATATTCCTTAGCAAGCTTGTAATATAAAGCCCTTCCATATACATAAACCCTTTCTCTTGTATTTTTGTTTATGTCTAAGTTTGTTTTGCTTTGTATTGTGTCTATTATAAAATCTAAATCAATCTTCATCTTTGTCAAAGTTTATTTGTATAAGGTCTCCCTTATTTTGTTCATCTCTTATTCTGTAATAATCTCCTATGAATGTGTATGTATCTAAAGCTCTCTTAATACCAGCACATTGCTCATACATTTCCTTACGCTGATACTCCAGCATAAGAACTCTTAAGTCTTGCTTAGTAACCTCGTGAGCTAAATCATACATAGCCATATAGTAAAACTCATCTATTAAGTCCTTTTTTGACATCTAAATATTTTTGGTAATAACTTTTAGTTTGTTTATACTTGTAGCCTTTGTAGATTCCTCCATTCCACATTCTAACCATCTCCTCTTCAGTAGGGAACCTGCAATGATTTCTAAGGAACACTTCTCTACCATAACAAAGGTAAAGCCTAAATACCTCTTCAGAAGCCTCCTCAGAGAACATATCCTTGTGACTGTAATCAGTACCATAAATACGATTAACATCGCTTAGAACGCTTCTCTGTATCTGTAGGATGCCATATGACATTCCATTGTCTCCTATGGAGTCTGGATTGTTGTTAGTCTCTACTGTCTTTAAGATTGACATTATAGATGTCAATCCACTAAGTAAGATGGTTAGTGTTCTCATAGTACATCTTTAAGTACATAATTACGTACAGAATCTAATGGGTCTGTATCAATATAGAAGTGCTTATAGATATTCATAGCTTGTCTTGCCTTCTCTCTACCTCTTTCTATAAACTCATCACTACATTCAAAGATACCTATGTCTTTAGTATCCTTATCAACTACCAAGAAGATAAACTCATTAGCATCAAACAAAGATAAGTAAAGAGCTGCCTGGAGATCATAAGAGAAGTTCTTAGCTGACCACTTAAAGTTAGGTACACCCTTACTTGTAGTCTTAAGGTCAATAATTGTCTTTCCTTTCATAGCATCTGCTTTACCTCTGAATGGCAATCCATTTAACATCTTGATGGCTGGCTCCTCAAAGGTGCAGCCATCTAATAAACTGTAAGCTTCATTACAATCCTTAACAGCCTTAGCTATCCAATGAGCTGAGTCCATCTCTGATTTAGTATAAACAGTCTCTGAACCGTGTTCTGCTACAGCTTCTTTAAAAGCCTTAAGGGCTTTTGTTCCTTCAATAACAACCAAGTCTTCTAATCTATGTGGCTCCAAGACTGCAAGGTGTACAAGCCTACCATCTCTCAATGGCTGTGAATCACTTGAGGCATATAAACTCTTTTGATAAGCCTTTGGACTTTCTATTAGCTTTTTCGCAGATGAACTGCTCAAAGCGTGTTTACCTAAATGACCATAGTAAAAACTATCATCATACATTTTCTTTAATATGGCTTCTTCTTCCCAAAGCTCTCCGTTTAATAACTTTATCATCTGTAATATGTTTCTATAATTTCGTTAACTAATGTGTCTATTGTTTTTTGGTTTAACATAAAATCTACACAAGCATCTCCTATGTGTATAGAGTATATATCAAATACCTCATTAGAACCAGGGTAGTCATAGGTTGCTGGTTCTCCTTCCTCGTAATGTCCAACTATAGTAAAGACAATACCTTCCCAAGTAATATCAAACTCTATCATTGGAATAATTTTTTAAGTCCTTAATACATCTTTCCATCCAGTTAGCCATAAGCAGCTGCTCTGTATCCCTTAAGTGATAAGCAATAGTTTCCAACTCTTTAATAGTTGTTTCAAGTGATGATTCTCTAATGCTTAGAGACATAATATCATCTGCTTGCTTGTCCATTTCATTGAATAAATTTCCCATTTGTTTTTGTTTTATGGATTAATAATACACAAATATAAACATTATTTGTTAATAACCAAATACAAAATAAAAAAAAGAGAGACTATTGTCTCTCCTTATAGTTATAGTTGTAAGGACTAATATGCCCCTCCTTGAAATCATTAGTTTCTTGGTTTCTAAGCTCTCTTACATAAGCTATCTCTCTTTCTATGTAGTCCTTAGCTTTGTATAGATCTTGTAGTTCATCATCTTTCTTGCCAGCCCTGGCAATATACTTAACCACATTTCCTCTGTTAAAGTTTAGCTTATAGTGCTGACAGAAGTCTATTACATCGTAATCTCCTGTAGCTTCATAGTGTATTGCATTACCTCTCATATTAATCTATCTTTAAAAATTCTGCCTCTCCGTGTTCTGTAAACCAATCTTTGTTCTCTTGGTATTTATCTACTACAGCATTAATCATTACAAGCTCATCTATGGATGAGCCTTTAATCTTGTCTACAAGCTCTTCTATCTTGTTTAAGATGTTTGTCACCATCTCTGGGTCAGTATCATAAATTGTGTTAAACTCTTCTCTTACAACATCCTCCAGCATCTTATTAAGATTGTTGATTTGTTGCTTTACGTTCTGTTTGTATTGCTTAGTCAATCGGAGGCCTTCATTGGCCTCCAATAACAACTGAGATAGCAATACTGTCTTTAGGTAATCTAATTGCATTTTACTCATAATAATTTAATTCCTTCTGTTATTTTTAAATATGTTACTTCTTTGGCTATTCTATTTGTATTTGCAAATTGAGTGGTAGCTGGGTTTAAGTAATTAGTTTCCCAGTCCTTCTTTATAAATAACAAATTAAATAACCATATTCCCTCTGGAGTTGAGTTTATATAAATAGGCACATCGTTGTGCTTAGAAACTTCACTAAGCATAGCATCATACTTTTTCTTTTCCAGTAGCAAAGTATCGTAATGTTTTTTTCGACACTTGAGTTCTATTCTGTGCTTCTTGTATGGAGAATAACAATCCCATCTACTCATTGGGTTCCTGCTCTTCAGAAGGTCTGGGTAGAAATTACTACCCAGCCATTCAAATAAATCTTTTTCTTTCCAATTACTGGTTATACTCATCAATAAGTTGTTTCAATGCATTATAGGTACTTCTAAAACAAGAGCCACAAGATGTAGGCTGCTTCTTATCATTGAACACCCTATTGTAAATCTTAAGCATCTTTAATTGGACAGTCTGACTAATCACATTAGTAGGTCTCTTCATCTGATCAACCAAATAGTTATATTCCTCTTCAGTAAGACACTCAATCTTCTTGTAAGGAAATAACTTATTTAAAGTGGTTTTCCTTTGGTCGCAACCACAGTCTTCTCCAGCCAAGAACTTAACAGCTTTCTTAATTCCTGTGGCTGTAGTAATCTTTTCAATGGTGTCTCCAAGTCCAGCAGATTCAGAAGCTGTAGCTTCTTCTCTTGCTTTAACCCATTCTTTGTACTCCTTAGTACGTTTGTCTAATGATTCGTAGTAGGTTTCGTCTTTCATTTCTTTTTTGATTTGATTAAGTGAAAATCACCATTCAAATAATCCTGGTAATCTTCTATAAATTTATTGTTTAGTATATTCTTATAATTCTTAATAGAGTTGTATATGCTCATAAGAGTTATGCCAGAGCCATTAGCAATGTCTCTAAGTGATAAATCTGTCTTGAAGTATAGCGAAGACAATATAATGTCGTAGCGTTCCCAATTCATAATCTCACTTGACATAGAATCTACTAAATTATGAAATGCCTCTTGCTCATCAAACTGACTACTATCAAAATCAACATCATCCTCTATGTCATCATTCTCCATATATTCAAAGAACTTATATTTATTCTTAGCCTTTACATAATCTAAGAACATATTTTTTAATGTAACATAAATGAAAAATCTATTGACTTCATCATCATTGTACATTATCTTTTTCTCGTCAGTAACAAGTCTGTGTATCCTAAGATACATTGACTGTACTATGTCTTCTGCGATGTGTTTATCACATCCCATATTGATAACCATCTTAATCCATAAGGTGTGGTTCTCTGCAAGTTTTTCTAATATCAATATCTGAGTGTTAGGGTTATTTTATCTGTTTCCCCATAATACTTTTCCAAATTGTTAATACAGACTATGTTCTGATCTTGCTCATAGACCAATCCCTCCAAGGCATCTAAAAATGCCTTGTTGAGATTATCTTGTAAGTCGGGCTTAGTCTCTTTATAAATCTTGCCTTGTTGTTTTTTCTTTTTGCTAAATGATTTTGGATATGCATATTGGTAATGCAGCTTGTCTATAAAAATCAAAGTGCCAGCAGGGATTATTTCAAATCCCCCTGGCAATTGATCACTAACCAACTTAATTACATATGACTGATAATCCATTATCTTTTTTGGTTTGTAAGACCTACCACTACGAGTAAACCTTACAGATTGATGAGGTTGTGCCCTCAAGTTTAATGTCAATTCTAATTTATTCAAACTTCTTTGTGTCAAAGTTATTTAACTCTGTGTCTATCACAGATGGCAACCCATAATCATCTATCTTATATGAGAAGCTATTAAAGGGAAAGTTTCTGCTTTCCTTACATAACACCTCTATGTATCCTTCATCAAAGTTAGGTAACAGCTGTATAGCTGTCTCTGCTTTCTTATATAGTGCAGAACCTAAATGGCCTGTGGCCTTGTTTGTGCCGTGATTAGAATGTATCACAGTAAGTATAGTACAATTGTATTCTAATGTCCAAGACATTAACTTCTGTATTATCTTATTTGATTCGTCTATATTATTCACGTCACTTACTAAATCTGCTATACCATCTATAATAACTAACCCTGGGTTATTTACTCTTCTGCTCAAGCAGTAATCTATAAAATCTACTCTCTTATCATAATCAAGCTGTCTTAGCCCATAAGTGTGATAACACTCATTATCTAATCCAGTCATTCTAAGAACTCTCTTAAACACTCTCTGAGCGTGAAATCTTCCTTGCTCAGTATCAAAGTGTAATAAGCACTTATCATCTCTATATCCTTTTATGCCTTTTGTATACCCATCAGACTTTCCTCCAAGGAAAGCTGCACTAAGTAAGCTGACAAAAAAGGTCTTAGTCGACTTTGGTGGAGCTTGCACAAATACCAAATTACCAAAAGTTGAAATTGGTGTTGGATATGTTACTCCTCCCATAGTATGTTCTCCAAAGCTTAAGGACACAGGAGGGTGTCCAATCTCTTCATTAGGGTCTATATAGAGTTCATTCTCTATAAGCTCCATTTGCATCATCAAGACTTCCCTATCGTCTGATTCCGCTATTTGTTCCTTTGTCATATTGTTGAAATATTTAAAAGGAGAGATGGGGCTAATGCCCCATCATATCCTTTATTTACTAAAATGGTAAGTCGGAAGCTTCTGCAACCTCTACTTTTTGAGTTGCCTCTGCTTTAGCTTTTGGCTTGTATGTATCTACTTCGAAATACATATTTCCACTTTTACCAGTTTTCATAGCTAATTTAAGCTGCTTGTTGCCTTGATACTCTGTGTAGTGTTCTTTCTGAGTTGACACAAAGTCAAAGAATTGTTTTAGGTTTACAATAATCTCACCTTTTACAAATTCTGGTGCGGTTTCTCTTGGGTTGAAGAATCTTAATCCTTCTACATAAATAGGCTCTTTTGTTGTACTCATTGTGTTAAATTTAACGTTAATATTAATTTTTACCAGCGTGATGCTGAATTACCTTGTGTAGCAGCTGCTTTGGCTACTGCTCCTTTTCCGTGATCGTTTGTTGCATCTGCATCTTTTGTGTCGTCTATAAGTAGAAGACCATTAAGAGCATACTTTCTTGCATAAGAAGAAGAACTACCAAAGCTTTGAGCAATGTCCATTCCTTTTCTATTTGCATCAACTCCTGCTTGAGCCTTAGCCTCTACAGAGTTTCCTTCTGAATGTAGAATAGCTCTTGCTTCTACAAAAACTAATTGTCCTACTTCTTTTATCTCATCAGTAATAGTTAAACCGATTTGATACTTAGCCAACAATGGCTTTAATGCTTCCAAGATGTCTTCTTGGTTTCTGTACTTGTACTTCCCAAATGAGTTGTACTGATTCTTTGGTGCTTTTAATTCAGTTTGAATTGCAATTACCCTTTCTTGAAATGTTAATGTTTCCATTGAATAAAATGTTTAATTATACAAATTTAGTTAATATATATTGATAAATAAAATTATTTAACAATTATTTTTTTATTCTCTTCCTCAGTAGTCTTATGTAACAGCTTGTAATAGTCTATTTTAAACTGCCTTAGCATTATCTGAGTTTCCTGAAGTTCAATCTCTAAGTTGTTTACATAGAACTGAACTTCATTTAGTTTCTTATAGTATGAGTTCATACCTTTCTTGTCGTAAGCACTTGCCGTGTATAACAAGTCAAGTGCCTCTGCAAGACTCATCCAATTGTCTATATATCTAACCTTGTTGAAAGACATCTGACTGAACTACTTTCTTGTATTCATCTGGGCAATCCTTATCACATAATTCAAATATAAATGTGGTAAGCTTTTCATTCTCTAAATTAAGCCTATTAACCTCATCTAATAAGGCTGCAATCCTGGCTTCTTTGTAACTTAATAAATTGTGACTCATAATTATGTTATTTAATATTGTTTTATACTTTCATCTTTAAGTATTCGTTTTATTTCATCATTAAAAAATTCATTTAATGTGCATTGAGTGGCAAATAAATCCATATCCACGTCTTTGGCACAATACCGCATATTTAGTATATGACCGTATTTTAATGGCTTATTAAAGACAACTCTGCACGCATAATAATCGTCCTCACTCAAAACATCAAATACATATTTATTCTCACTAAATTCTTCAACCTTAGGCTCAACTAATATAGTTGATGTATCTGTATTAATTTTACCAGCCTCTAATAGTATTGCTGGAGCAAAGACCATCGCTGATGTCCCTGCGGCTAACGACCTAAAAAAATCTTTTCTATTCATAATTATGTTGATTTGATTTCTAATGTTGGATAAGCATTACTATACCTTCTTTCGTCTTGATTAGAACCATAACGACTATCACCCCTTGTTTCTGTTTTCATTCCTGTTATAGGATTTAATCCCATATCCCACCAGGGTTCTACTAACTTTTGTTTCATAATATTGTTTTTTGATTAATACCTTACAAACATATACAATTATGAAACACCAGTCAAGACTTTAACATAATTTTAACACTTATAAAACAGAAAGCCCCTCCGTAAAGAGGGGCTATCATCAACAATAACAAGGGAAAAAGGGAATCAAGTCCACAAGGCAAACTGTGGGGGTTTAAGGTCATCTGTGTCAAAGTAAACTGTCTCTCTGTTTACTGCTATTCTTTCTACTCCAAATAAGATTAACTCTTTTATTAAAGCCATTCTTTTTCTGGGGCCAACTACTCTAATCCTTACAGCTTTTCCAACTCTGTGGCTGTCCTTAGTAGGAAATAGATTCTTGTCA